CCTTTGTTAACAATGAGAGCACGTGGGATCCTGTTAAGGCGCGGGTATCTGGTATATTGTTACAGTTGCAAGGTATGTTTCGGTCTCCACCGTATATGCATTATGGATGGTTATTGGTGAACGCCAAGATACGCATATGTTAGATAGTTCAACAACGTTTACCGATGATAACGGTAAGGTGATAGTAGAGCCGGATCGAATTGGTTAATTAAGCGTAACCCAATGCCACCTTACGACGTAGATTTGGTCCTACAGCAAGGTTATATCCGCAAAGTACAGGAGCTACTGTACGTGAGGCGTGAGCAATTGTATAAGTAACGGTAAAGTTATCATCGCATACAAGTGCAATAGTGTGACCATCGTAACCTGTCTTAAGACCAAATAATGACCATGCAGCTCTAAATCTAAGGGAAGAGAATTCACCATCTTCCGGATTTTGACAATGATAATCTAATTGAAGTGGTGCTGCAGAGGCATTTGGAAGATAAGTAAATAAAACTCCAACAACTTCTCTATCTACACCATCTACTGTAACAGCTCCTCCTGAGATTATATGAAATGAATTGTTTTCAGCACTTAGACTAAACATCCCTCCACGACCATCAGCACGTGGTGAGTCATTAATAGGGTTTGGATTCCCCATATCTCCTGTAATGTATAAGCCTGTATCGTATGTGTATGCGTAATCTGCCATATTAATATTTATTGTTAAATGTAACCTAATAGGGATTTTCTTCTCATATTTGGACCCACTACTAAGTTAAACCCAGATGCATGAGGTACCATTGTACTAGCCGCCCCAACATAAGTAACTGTCATTCCGTTGGCTGCAACCAAAGCAAAAGTTTGCCCATGGTAATCAGAGTGTAATCTAATATGTGTATTATGTGTAGCGTGGTCCGGTGATCTTAGTGTTCTAGCAGCTGCAGGCGCGCTGGTTGCATCAGAGATGTAGTTAAATAAAACGCCTATTACAAGAGAACTTCCTATAGTGCCTGTGTTTAATACTTGAACTGAGTTATTAGCAGCACTTAAGCTAAATTCTCCGCCTCGTGTAAAAGCCCCACCTACTAAATTTGCTGTTGGTACATTTATAGGCGCAGGATTATCAGCACTTAAATTATAAAGACCAGTATCGAACGATGATAAATTGAATGACATATTAATATTTAGTCTGTTTATAAAAATAATTACAGAGGAAAACAAAAAAACAGCAGAGCGAAAGCTCTGCTGTTTGTGATTTGTCTCTCGACTGCTGCTTAGTCAGCGATGTACTATTAGAAGTATACTGACTGAGAAGCTGGAGTGAACGCAGTACCAAGTCCCTGAACAAGTATGACATGATAATAGAGATTTGCTCCGAAGATGTTGTCAACAACACCATAACGAGTAAGCAAGCCAACACGTGGTGCGAAGTCGTTAGGACCAATAGTTCTCTGTACCATGACAGGAATGTAAGGACAATAGATGATACCTGTATCGTAGAATTCAGGTCCCTTATAGCCAAGCAGTGCATACTCAATTGAAGTGGTGATTGCTGCACCATTCGATGTGTATGTTTGCTCGTCGTATATACTGGAATTCTGAACCTCTGTACGGGTATCACGGTAAACGCTGAATATCCCACCGAGTGAGCCAACCTTTGCAATGCCAACAGGCTGTGTATTTACATCACCTTGAACTGGTACCCACTGAAATTCAGGGAGCATCTCAAGGATAGCAGCTACACGAGGTGTACAAACAATAAAGTTTGCAGCACCACGTCTGTTGCGCACGGCGATACGATTGGCTTCGATGATAAGACGCTGATAGAAGTCTCTATTACGTTCTACTAACCAACGACCATCTGCAGAAGCAGGTGACCAGAAGGAGAATCCTTTATTAATTCCAGCATTAAGAGCTGACTGAATCATTCTCATGAGCATTTCACGGTCGATCTCAGCTTGAATTTCGTATGACATAGCATTCGTAATTTCAGCATCGATATCGATTCCGTTCATGTTCTTAAGATCTTGCTCAAGTTCGACGGACCAACGTGCGCCAAGGCGGCGTGTGCCAGCCTCAACAGCGGTCTTCTCGAACTTAACCTCGACCTGAGGAATGTTTCCAGTAATCTCAAAAGCGGATAGGATCTGTGCAACACCTTGATCTTGATCAGCGAATGACCAGTTAGAGTCATCACCAGACAAGCTGTATGACGAAGCACCGGTAAAACGTGTATCAAGGAGTTGGTAACCAAGCTCATCTGCATTAAGACCGTCAACACCAGTATAAGTTCCTCGTGTCGCCCCATCAGCTCCGTCAGGAGTGTTTGGAGGCGTACCAGGACCAGTGGTTGACTTGCCGGCGTTCGTGCCATCAGTACCGTTACCTAAGTAATCGGCTTGATAAGCATATCGAAGAGCGAATGCAAGTCCAACAGGACCTGACATAGGCTGAACACCAACGATCTCATTAGTAATGAGCTCAGGGAACGTACGACGTATCATTGGGATAAGTACCTTAGGAAGACGAGCGTCTCCTGCAGCGTAGTTGTCTCCGGAATTGATAGTGCCGTCTGTCGGGTTATAAAGACTCGACATACTAGCACCTTTTCCGAAAGAACCTCCACCTACAGAGGAACCCTCTTCAATACACCATCGTTCTTGGTTCTCAAGAAGAATGGCGGTATTCAAACGGGTATGATCGTCTTCGATGGGCTTAACACTATCAGAAGAATATTCAAGAACAGGTGCCCACTTCTCTAGAAGTGTATCTGCTCTATCTCTATCGATAAATGATTGTGGTTTATTCATATTAGACGTTTCCTTTCATTTTTGCCTCATGGGATCTAGTCCCAAGTTACTCAGGTGACAAGCACCTCGTTGTTCAGGGGAAAAAATTACTTATGGAGGCGCTGTAACTCCTCTAAATAAGGGTTACGCGCTTCTTTTGGCTTTTCTTTCTTAGAAATTATTCTTGGAGCATCTGCTTTAACTTTACGCTGTACAAATGCTTCCTCTTTTATTACCTGTATACGCTCATTCTCTTTTTTGTCAAAGAGTTTAGCGGTATATTCGAAGTTTTCTTCAATAAATTTTGGTGTTTTATCAGATAAGATCTTCTTCAAATATTCTTTTTTCTTATCTGATATACCTGCAGTTTTTGTTTCAAGCAATAAGTCTGCTTTATTTTTATTATAAGCTTCTTTTAAAAGGTTATTTTGTTTTTCAAGTTTATTTACTTGTTTTGCAAGTACGTTAATTTGCTGCTTTCCATCTACTACAGCTTCTTTAACTGATTCATTCATAAGCGATGAATCAACTGCTAGAACTTTTCTTAAATTAGTTAAAACGTCACGGGCTGCGCGATTTTGTGTAGCCTCAACAATGGCTGCTGTAGGTACACTGTCTTTAATATACTCTTCAATGTAGTCGGAAATAGATTCTACGAGAGTATTTTTAAATTTACTTGCATCTGTGCCTAATTCTCTTTCATACTTTTTAACTACCTTAACTAGCTTAGTAGCATTACTATGATCAATAGCTTCTACAACTCTTGTAAGTTTAGTAGAGTGATCTTTATCAATAGCTGCTACAAGTTCTTGTAATTTTCCAGCATAAAGTTCATCTTGATTAGTTAACGCTGCTTCAACCTGCAATTCAATTTTTTCACTAATGGCATTTTCTATGTCATCAATAGATTTTTCAGATAACATCTTTTCAGCGTTTTCGGGTAATACATTTTTATTCATAATTAAAAGAGTGGTTTTTCTGCAGCCTTACTGATCTTTGTTGTCAATTTATCACCAATAACGCTCTTTAAATATTTATGCGCCATGGCATAATTTTTATTAGAAATATGCTCGATAAATTTAACAATCTTATTTTTTTGTGAGGCCATATTATTATTTATTATATAGAGTTAATAAAAGTGAGAATTTTGTTACGCAAATATGCATCTATATCCTTTTTAGGTAACGTTTTAATTGATTCTTCAAAATTATTATACACTTCTTCGTATTTATTATCATCTACCATCACCCATTGCTTTGATTCAAGTATACCATTTACAAAAGCTTTAGGATATGACGGGTCAGCTACACAGTCAATAGCTACTAATTTCATGTTTGTTACTGTATTAAAGTCAGATCCCTCGTCCAATGTACCTAAAGCACGTGATGACATACCAACTTTAACACCGTCATTGATTAAAGACCTAACTATTTGACCACATGGGGTTGTTAATACTTTACTTTTACCATAAAACACGTTACCATCCTGTGTTAATTCAGTTACCATGTGACAAGCTCTTTCTAGATCTACATCAGCTGTTGTTGGATGGTTAAGTTCACCCATTGCACGCCCGGGGGTTACCATTTCTTCTATGTAGCGGCTAGCTTCTCGCTTTAATTCAGCCAAAGGGTATAGTCTGTTGTTTCTGTTTATACCTTCCGCCATCATATACGGTCCCTTAATATAAAGATTAGAGGGAGAGTTTCTATCTACTTCTTCTTCAATATATTCAAACTTATCATTTATATCAGGTTTTTCGACAACCAGGTTAAGTTTTAAAGCCATAATGTTATTTAATCATCTTTTATAATAAAGCTCATTTTCCGTTAAAATAATAAAGGAATACCCTCGTTTCTTACCGTATTTTTGTGCTGCTTCCCATTTAGCCTGGTTAGTAATATATGCCTTTTGCTCATATATGATATGTTGCTTCTTTTTATATTTGGTTGTAGGTTTAAGTGTTTGTTTATATGGCTTAATTTCTACCAAATACTTCTTAATTTCCGAGCCTTCTTTAATAACTATATAATTATCTACATAATACTTATGCATTCTATTATCTAGCGGGCTTTTATACGGTACTACAACGTTTTCACTACCCCATTTTAATACATTTTCGGTATTATCGCAAAATCTAAAAAATTTTAACTCTAAACCTGATCTATATATAGCGCGGTTACCTATAAATTTGTCTATATTATTAGGTACAAAGATACCCTGACGCCATTTTCTAGGCTTTTTCATCCTACAAAGAACATTGGTGGGTCTGTATCACCAAATCCCGGTGATGCTCCTAGTAATAATTGGTCTTCTAGTTCTTTTTTACGCTCTCTACCTTCTTGCAGCATTTCATAGTTAAGCGCGCCGCCTCCAAGTAGTTGGACATTACCAAATTTACCTCTAACTCTACCAATAGTCATCATACTTAGAGCTAATGAATATTCATAAATCCATTGCTCCATAATAACATCCCGGATAGCGCGTTCTAGGTAACAAGCAATAACACCGTAAAATCTATCACCACCTGGCTGCGGATACATTTGCATGTATTGTGTTCTTGGATCAAACTTAATATCTCTACGCGTAGCAAGCATTTTTTCTCTCGTATCTATCCATTCTTTTAAAGTATACCATGATACAAGATCAAAGCCATAGTTACCCATAGCATAACTAAAATAAGTTTGCTGCGCCATTGTTTGCTCTAATGTAAATAATGTGTTAATACCAGTTGTTGAACCTTCTTCAAAATCAGTAACATCGACTACCTTTCTATAATCCATTATATCATAATCAAATACATTCTGATAGAATATAGCGTTAGAAGCAGATCCTTCAAACGTAAGTGTGTTTTGTGCTGTTTGTTTAAAATATGCGGATAAAGTATGCCCTATTATTACCGGAGATCCAATAGCACTTAGAGAGGTAATAGAGGAGTATAGCGTTTTGTCAAATAATTCGAATTTTGAAATTCCGTTCGTACCTCCGGAGGTAGGGGTAAATATAGAAGAAAGAGAGGCGGACAACGTAGTTGAATCTGCGTGTGCTATTGTATTAACAAAGTATGATGAGAGTATTGCCGAAGTACATACAAATAAGGTAGGACCATTAGTTGCGGTGTATGGCGGGTTAGAACCATAAAATTCTGGGCCCGGGCCTAGTGGATTTGTACCACCGGTTTTCTTTTTATTGGTATCTAAATCTGTATTTGCTAAAGTATAAAGTAGATCTAAGCGTATTCCTTTGTTGGTTTCATACGTAGCTGAATCAAATATTAAGAATTCCTTTGTAAAGCCTGCAAATTTGGTATAATATTCTACCGCTATTTGTATGTTTTCTCTAAGTTGATCGGTGTGTATCTCTAAAGATATTAAAGGATACCCTAGTGTTCTCTTTATTCTATCACCCAACCTGTCATATGTTTCTACTTTACTATTGAGATTGGTAGATAAAAACGCAGAAAGTGGTTGAATAGTGCATGCAAGTGCCATAAAATTATTTAATCAGACTAAATAAATATATGGCGACATCACCTCCTAAAAGTAACCAACCGTATACTAGTACGTATTATAATCAAAACCAGTGTAGATCCTTTAACCAGTATGTCACAACAGCCGTTAAAGTGCTAACAGGGGCAGCTCCAGTAGGGACTGCAGCTGGTACTGCAATATTAAGTGGTGGTCAGCCTTGTTCAGAAGTTATTCTTTATAATAAAACTGGGCAGATTATATATATATATGATCATTCCTTTACAAGTGTTGATCATAGGTTAGCATTAGATGATAATGACACAATAACTCTTAGAGGGTTAACTAATGTAAATCAGGTATCTGCTGCTACTTCCTCCGGCGCTGGGACATTATATTATAGAACTCAGTTCTTTAGTAGTAACCCTGCTAGGTAGGCTCTTCAGTAGCTACTGAAGTATCAACTTCGGTTTCAGTCTCTACATCTGCTTCAACTTCAGCTGGGCCGCCTCCAAATTCAGGGATACCACCGCTGCCGCCGCCTCCGCCAATACCAGCGCCTTCACCACCGATTGCAGCTTCGTCTCCCGCTACACCAACTGCAGCTGCTTGCTCCTTCCAAGTTGGACCTGCCGCCATAATTTGTGCTAATTCCCACTGCAGTTCGGCATCCTTTCTCAAAAACTCTCTATTGGCTAATATATCTCTATCTTTCCATCCAAGGTATTTCTTTTGAGCATATGTTGCTGAAACAAATTCGCTGCCAGCTAGATTGGTAAAGTTGTTAGATTTTAGCTCTAACCTTTGATTTTCTCTAAGCTCGTAAAAATTAGTAGGTACATTAAAGTCAACCTCTAAATTTGTTTCATTTAGATCGAGCTTTTCAAAAATTCCTTTTAGCTTTAGGGATGTAATAAATCCTTTTTTAATACCTGCTGCAAAACGATGTTGTTGTCTAATAACAAACCTAGCGAATTTTAACTCTTCTCTTAAAACCGTAGTACCAGTTGCATCAACCTGATCAGCTGGATCTAAACGAGCAGAAGGTACCTTTAAAGCTCTGTATAGCTTCTTTATAAAATACATTAGGTCAGCTAATTCACCTAAGTTATTACCTCCAGGTAATTGTGTAACTTGTGTACCTTCAGATCCTTGACGTTTAGCGAACCAAAAAGCATCGAGCATTGACTGTGGGTTAAACTTTTTAACGACATCATTTTGATCAACATCAAATGTTTTTCTTGACCAATAATTGGAAATTAATCTCTTTAAATACGCTTCTGCTTTAGGTGGAGCCATATTACCTACATCAACATTAAACACTAACCTCTCTGGAGCTCTTACTAGCCTATAAATTACAATAGCATCTTCAATTAATGATAATTGTCTGTAGGGCTTTCTAGCATTTTCTAGAAAAGGTATAACGAAATTTTTAGTTTCGTTGTATACACCAGAGTTAATATAAACAATCTGGTTTTGATCCATTGGAATAAATTCAACCTTCTCTACTTTACTAGGCTGATCCGGGCTAAAGATCGGCTTTCTATAGATAAACCCCTTAACTAACATATTCTGTATATTGTTATATACAGGATCAATAATTTCAGCGGGTAAGTTAATTACACCCAGCACGCCTTCATCTACATATCCATCATGAATGATTAATTCAAAGTAAACTTCACCCTCTACTAACAGTTGTCTAAAGTATTGCCAACCTTTCGTTCTTAAATCAAAATATTCTACAAATTTATCAAACTCTTTATCTAAAAGCTCTTTTTCATCTACTGTAAGATCGATATTGTTAAGTTGTAGCTTAGTAATAAATCCATCCTCATTGGGGTTAATGGCCTCGTCGCATATTTCATCCAAAGCGTCTGACACTTCAGAATATGCTGCCATAATTCTATAATCTCTTAATCTACCTCCCTTATCTTCTTGTATATTCGCATACATTACATCCCCAAATGATGAATCTTTTGCAAAATCACCAATGGGGATATTATTATAAGGATTAGATGAAGAAACAGATGATTTTGCTAAAGATTCCGCTCTACGCATTCCAGCTTTAGCAAAGAATTTATATTTTGGATTTAAATTGTCGTCTTCGTTGCTATTGTAAGTGTATGGCAGTCTATTTTGAATATACTGAACTAAATTTCTACCAAACGTCGACGCGCGGCCATCGTTTGTAACGTATGATTTATTTGAACCTCCTGACGTTGATGAACCTGTACCTGGCATTATTATATATATTTATGCTACCGTGATGATAGAGCTACTAGCTTGATAA